ATTGCTTTTTGAGGTCAACCCTGCTAGTTTGCGCATTCTCAGGTGCGATGGTAGCGGGTTAACCCGTCGGGCGTTTGTCTCGCTCGGTCTGGGGAGTTGGCGCTCCCTGGACTACTGTCCATTGTGGTATATTAAATTGCATACCCTAAATTTTGTCGCCGTTTCCTTTTTTTTATCTTTTTATCCCGCGTCGTCTTCGACTCCTGGGATAATTCGCTTTGGGCTTACGTTCGGAAGCCACAGTCTCATTAAACCCCATTCTCCACGGTAAAGATTTCCAGCCAGTCGTTCTGTTTTGTACTACCAATGTGGTGAGTGATTTTTTGCACTTCCACTATGAAGTTTGTCATGGCGTCCAGCGGATGTGTGACATCGATGATATCTGCGGGTGCAATTTCCATGTTGTCCAGGAATACGCCAAAGTGCGGCATCTTACGGGCGCGGCAATGATATGCCAGTAAATAATTGCCGACATCAGTGACCATCGCAGCCAGGCGAACGGCATCAAAACAAAACAGATCGGCCTGCCCTGTCCAGTTTTTAGTTCCATAACGGCTGACGGAGGTGGTATCGGTAAATGTCAATGCGCTGTTATATGATTTGGGATCGGTCATGCTCTTGGTCAAATCCAAACCATAATTGATATTAAGCAAATTAATAATTTCGGTTGTGGGACTGCGGTCAATCGACATCGAATCTTTTTTTATTTCATTTTTTATTATAGCATGTGTGCTCGCCTGACCGAGTTGCCGAACAAATAGTTTTGCCTTGCCCGCAGCGGTGACCGTAAAACGCGAACGGCATTGCAGTGCCAGGCGCATAAACAGATCGGATGCCTGTATCGGTTCATTAATTAATTTGGCGAATTTGTAGGTATTGGCCGCATAGAATACGCCTGCCGCAAGGAAACTAACATCATCGATGTCGCCCGCTGGAGCGCCGAGTAAAACTGCCCAGATATGACGAAAAACGTGATCAGGTTGTTCAATCAAGGCGTTGGGTGTACCGGTATAGGTACCGATTGCATCATCTTGATACCCCTGCGCATCGCAAGTAATAAGTTTACCGAAGACGGTTTCGGCGGTGGTATTTCCGCTAACAGTAACACCGGTCGCGGGACTGGCAAAAGGCACATATTGCAGTTCAATACTCACATCGGCAAACAGCAATTGATCTCCAGTATAAGTACCTCCGGACGACTTGACCACATTTAAACTTCCACCTAATATTTGTGACCAATTGTAATTAGAAACATTATACCAACTGCTGGCGACATAACGATTTTGCGCAACCGGATTCCCGCTTAAAAAGAGTTGATATGAATAACCACCCGCACCAGCAAACCAATAATTGAGATATGCGTTTATATAGGAGCCACCTGCTGCCACACTAGACGCAAACCTTGCTACCAGTCTCATATATAATGGAGCACCTGCCGGGTAATTGCTTGAACCTATTGGACAGACAATAGATGTCTTTGTTAGATCAATGTAATTGTTTGTGAGAGAAAGAACACCCTGCGCCGCCGCCATTGTGGTTGTGCCATGTTGATGCGACCCCTGATCTGTAACCAATTGCACCGCCTTTTTAATAGAAGCCGGAGCGGTAAATTTAATAACAGCTTTGCCCTCATATCCTGCCAATATGCTTCCCGTCTGGCCGGTATATACGGTAAATCCGGTTGGCGGAACAACGCCATCGACACGAACCGCAGATATTGTTTTTATGGGATGCCCGAAAGCCTCATAGATATATTCGTTCAGTATTTCCATGACCTGGGCACCTTTATCGTGTGCCACAATGGTTGTGCTGTTATAACCGCGGGTACAAGAGGTAAATTGATGCGTGGTCTGGCTGTAAGTTCCGGATATTTTTTCATCATCAATCTGAATAATAACAGTGCCGGAAGGATAATCCGCCACTGCATCACCGCTGACATAAAAACTGGTGGCTGCTGCTGTAAGGTCAGCCGTCAGAGTATCGATTGTTCCAGCTTTCAATGCATGGCAAGGCACATCTATAAGCGTGCCGTAACCGATGTTTTCCATTTTGCCGATGTCGTCGGGATCCGCATCCGGATAAAGCGCGGCGGTGATGATTTTATCCTCACCTATTTTGCGGTTGTATTTTTCAAAGATACCCCGAATAGTCAGAGTGCAAGTATATTCGTCATAGTGAGGCTGTCCAAAAATTGTTCCCTTAAATATCACTTCGGCTTCGGAATATTGCAGCGGCGCAAACCATTGAGAAAGTGATACGGTGACGTTTTCCGGTGGATCAACAGTGGTAAAATTATCGGAAAAGCGCGGACTCTGTGAATTGATGATTGTTAGTTGAAGATCGGCTGTTTGAATTACACCCAAAATACCGCTACCAGGTGTCTGGGCGATACTTGTATCAATGAAGCCCCACGTTTTGACTAAACCCAAATAAGCAGACCCGCCTGCAGGAGTGATATCGCGATCAGACAAATATACCGGCGTGGCAAATCCAAAGGTTAAAAGATTGATCGGTTTAGACCCATCAGCGCGTTTATTTTTCTCGGCAATAAAATTGGCATTGGTTAAGGTGGTTACCTGAACCGTGGTACCATAACTGGTACCGGCTGAATTAGTTACAAAAGACCGAACACGGTAATTGGTGCTGTAATTCAGACCGGTAATCGATTTGGTAAAAGCGCCTGTGCCGAACGAACCATCATCATAGACTATCGAATCGGCAATAGTCGGATTGCCGACGGTTCCCTGTTTATAGCAGAATCCGCGGCGCGTGGCGTTGGCTCCGCCCGTGGAAGTAATATTTCCATTGCCGATGCAAGAGGTTGAAGCCACGGAAGACGCCGCTTGCGTGGTGACTGTCGGCAAGACAACACTAAGTGTGGTTACCTGAACGACGGTGCCATAACCGACACCCGCAGAATTAACAGCAAAAGCCCGGACACGATATCCGGTATTGGAAGAGAGCGCGGAAATTAATAAAGCAAACGCACCGGTGCCGAAAGAACCATCCTCATAGATAATAGAATCAGTAATTGTCGGCGTTCCGGATGTTCCCTGTAGATAGCAAAAGCCGCGGCGTGTGCAATTAATATTGCCGATATTAGTGATATTGCCATTTCCTAGAAAGTTATCATATGAAACACTACTGCCTGCCTGAGTGGTAACAGTGGGAATTACAGGGGCAGCAAGGGTGTTAATCTGTACGGTCGTGCCGTAACTGGTTCCGGCAGATGTAACAACATAAGCCCGGACACGATATCCGGTGGCGGGTGTAAGGCCGATAATGGTTTTAGTATAGACTCCTGCAGCGAAAGAACCATCTTCATAAACAACATTGTTCGAGGTTGTCGGATCTCCGGCTGTCCCGGCAATAAAGCAAAATCCGCGACGCATGGCGGATGCACCGCCTGTGTCGACGATAGTACCGTTACCCAGGCAAGAATTATGCAGAATGTTGGTGGCTGCCTGTGTGGTTACTGTGGATAATATAGCCAGAGTTGTCACCTGCACAGTGATGCCATAACTGGTACCGGCAGAATTGATAGCATAAGCACGGATGCGGTATCCGGTGCCGGGTAAAAGTCCAGTGATTATTTTGGTGTATGCAATAGCGCCGAAATCGCCATTATCATAGGCGGTACTATCCGCCGTGGTTGGATCTCCGGTTGTTCCGATCATATAACAGAAACCGCGGCGTGTAGCATTGGCTCCGCCCGTGGATACGATTGTACCGTTTCCGGTGCATGATGTTCCGGCAATAGCCGAAGCCGCCTGTGTGGTAATTACGGGCAAACCAACAGGGGTCGTAATCTGCACGGTTGAACCATAATTCGTACCCGCATTATTTGTTGCATAAGCCCGAACACGATAAGCGGTTCCAGGATAAAGTCCGGTGATTATTTTGGTGTATGCACCAGTGTCGAAATCACCATCATCATAAACAATATTATTATCAGTAATATTGGGATCACCCGCCACTCCCGTCATCCAGCAAAATCCACGACGAGTCGCATTAGCTCCGCCCGTGTCGGAAATTGTGCCGTTACCTGTGGCTGATATTTGTTCTACTTCGGTGGCTGCCTGAGTAGTGACTGTAGGGACAACAACTGTGACGCCTGTCGTAATCTGCACGGTAGTGCCATAACTGGTACCGGCGGAATTGATGGCATAAGCACGGACACGATATCCAACTTCGGAAGTCAGTCCGGTAATTGTCAAAGAATAAGTACCGGCGCCGAAATCGTCATCTTCATAAACGGTATTGTCATCATCAATATTCGGATCACCGGAAGTGCCCGCCATCCAGCAGAAACCACGACGGGAGCAATTTGCGCCACCGGTGCTGGTTATAGTACCATTACCGGTCGCAATTATGTCCAGAACATTGGTAGCCGCCTGCGTTGTGATCGTGGGCGCTACCGCGGGAGTGACTGCTGTAACTGTATTTCCGTAACTGGTACCGATGCTATTGATTGCATAGGAACGGATGCGATAAGCTGTACCAGGCGTAAGTCCGGTGATCCCCAGAGTATATGCTCCGGTACTAAAATCACCATCTTCGAAAACGACGCTGTCATCAACCGAAGGATCGCCATAACTTGCCGCCATATAACAAAATCCGCGGCGGGTAGCGCTAGAAACTCCCACGCTGGTAATGTTGCCATTGCCCGTACAGGATGTTCCGGCCATATCAGTGGCTTCCTGCGTGGTTATTGAAGGTGCTCCGGGGAATTCTGTGGTTACATCAACGGTACTGCCATAACTAATTCCGGCAGGATTGATTACAAAGGCGCGGACGCGATAAGCTGTAACCGGAGATAATCCGGTAATTGATTTGGTATAGACACCCGTGCCGAAATCGCCATCCTCAGAGACGATGGAATCGAGTATAGTGGGATTCCCGGCGGCTCCTTCGAGATAACAAAAACCACGGGTAGTACAATTAGCCCCGCCCAAAGCAGTAATATTGCCGTTACCGGTACAATAACTTGCGCCGATTGCGGTAACCGCCTGAGTGGTAACCGTGGGCAAATTAAGTAATAAAAGCGGCGGTAATTTTATCGCTTGTATAGGCTGTGGCGGATTTCGGAAAATGCCCATTTATGATCCTTCAAAACGTGAAGCGTCGCTCGTGAAGCGTTTCACGTTATTTTTACCCTAATTCAGCAAACGTGACGCCAAAATTCCAACCGGCCAGATCTACTGTAGCAGCAGGAAACTGCATAACAAATGCTTCTGCGGCACCGCCGGAAATAATTATAGTCTCTTTCGGAGTAGGGATCCAAAGATATCCATTCAGCACGTTAAAGGCATCATTGATGATTGGTGTAACTGCGCCCGCGCCTTCCGCGCTGGCATTGATGCCGCATTTTCCCGCGGCAATTGTTGTCGCGCCGACAATCAACGAAATCGGATCGCTTCTTTTCGTTTTTTGCGGCTCAACGTTAGTTACTGTCTGAAATGCAGTCACTTTCGTGCCGAGAAGAATCCGCTGCATTAGGGAAGTAACATTTCCGTGCCAACTTGCCCAGCATCTTAGAATCTCAATCGATTGACCGGCTGCCGGCATAATTGCTACCAGAGTAACCGGACTGGCATTAGCCACTGTAATATTTGCGCCTCCTACTGTATATTCTCTCATATTATCCTCCTGATGAACCCCTGTCGTTAACGGCAACAGGGTTTATTTTATTGTGCCAAAATTGGACTTATAAAATTAAAAATATTAAAAGGGATTATTGCTTTTATACCGGTATCACTTGAACTGGCTGTGCTTAACCCGGCAGCGTTGATAGCTTTAACAGTATATGTATAAGTGGTTCCCACCACTGCTGTCGTATCATTATAGGTTGCCGTGCCATGTGTGACGACTCCTGATATATCCGAACCATCACGATAAACTCGGTGACCATCGGTTTCTCCAACTCCTGCTGTCCAGGTTACTGTTAGTCTATCACTCAAATTATCAGTTGCTGCAACGGATGTGGGTGCATCTGGAACGGTAAGGCCTGTGGCATAAACACTATGTGCTTGCCCTGCTGTACTTGTATAAGTTTTTTCTCCGACGCCGAATGCATTTCCACCATAATAATAAGATCCTGCACATCCGGATGCACTATAACTAATATTTCCGGTAGCAAGATAAATTCCGAGGTAATCATTGGTTTGAGCATCACAGTTTCCCCCTGTGAGCACTTGCTTACTGCCGGAAGCAACATTGGTATAATATTCAGAATCTCTACTTGTATATTTTGAAGGTTGTCCAGCAGTAACTGTAAATGTACCAACGGTCAGGTTATCGGATGATGTCAACAATACCTCAAAAGAGGTTAGTACACCTGTAGCATTAGCAGGATTATCCAAGCCAATTCTTGTTCGGCCATCAGCATCAGCAGAGCCTCCCCTGTTTGTTGCTCCAGCGCCTATGTCGATTTCCGAATAAGCCATTACTTCACCCTATATTTTGCAATGGTTTTGATTTGCGCAAAATCAACCTCTGATAACGCCATCACTTTAGTTTCTGCATTTGTTATTTTTGTTGACCATTTTATTGCATCTTCATCCGTTTGTTTTAATTCACAAGGCATAAGGCTCAATACTTTATATATATTTCGTCTTGCAAGATAACCAATGCCTTGATTGACGACTTGACCGCCGTTTTTACAATGCAGATCATCAATGAGATAATTCCTTGCCGTGATCGCCAGCGCATATTCAAAACACCAAAGTATTTCTTCTTCGGTTGCCTCCGCCTCAAATTGGATTGAATGATTGCAGAACGGATTTAATTGCCAGACTCTTTCGAGGTTTGCATACCACGCCTGATAATCCTTAAGATCAGCAGGTTCGCCAATCTCATTGATCTTGCCTTGATAGCCGCCTTCGGGAATAACCGGAACTTGAACATAATGCTCTGCCATGTACTTATCATATCCCTCGTCACCTTTTTCAAGGTAGAAAGAGGCAGAGATATTTACCATTCCCATGTCAGTATATTTGTCTTTCTGTGGTGTATTTATTTTAAAATACATAAAATCCTCATGTGATTTCTTCTCGTAGATGAATCGTTCCAGAATATAGAAATCCGGTACTATTCTCACCATCAGCAACCAGCGGGTTTCTGGTATCTAGCAGCCGCACGGTATGGTTAGCTCCCAATTCATCGGTCATAGTAAAAGTGCTGGCCGGGCCGACTACTGTTGTCAGCAGCCATGTATTGAAATTACTGTAATCAGTAGCGGAAAGTTTTTGATAAACGAGATCAATTAAATTTTCGAGGATACCTTTATTGTATGCGTAAAGTTGCCCGCCATCGCTATAATCCACGGGAACATTAACCTGCGCCGCATCAGCAATGGGAAATTCACGCCCTTTGCTGAAAGTGAAAGTGCTCGCGCCTTTAGTGAAAATTATATTGCTCATCTTTATATCGTTCCTTCATAATATCCCTGCACATCACAATAATTTAATATTGCTTCATCGCTTGTTTTCTCATTAACGAATCTGAGTTTTGCCGATAGAATAGCGTTATTATTTGTATCGGCACCCCAGCCCAAACCAAACTGGAAATACCACGGCGCTATTTTAATACACATTGATACATAAGGAATGGGTATATAGTGCCAAAGGGATACGGCAACTTGCAAAAAGACTATTGCATTGCAGAATTTGGTAAACCACGGATTGCAGAAACGTAAATCGGCAATAACCCATTTCCCGATTTTCCAAACAAGTTTATGGTTACCCATCGGGACTATCCGGCAATTAGGTATCCGCTGTGCCGTATTGCAGGGAATATATCCCAGTCTTAAATTAAAAACTGAATATGCTTTGACGCCCTTGATGATAAACGGGAAATATGTCTCACACATCACTTCAAATGGATTGCGGACAAAATCTTCCATATCTTTTGACCGGCCATAAATATAGGTATCAAACCATTGCCATTTCCGGCACCATGTAATCAATGTTACAAACCAGTTATATTCCCAAAGTTTCATTGCATTCTCCTCAGTTCCGGGACGATATAATTGCGCGTAATCGAGCGCCAGTCTGACGCACTTTGCGGAGCGGCGTTGGCCGGGATATGAATATGTACATCGCCAATAGTCGTGCTCTGGCTGCCGCCGTTGTTTTGTGCGGCGGGAATTACGGCCTCACCCTGGTGCAATTTGTAAATTCCAGTACGCGGAACGTAATCAGTGCCGATAGCAAAAGAATCCAAATAGGAAAAATCGGGGTTCGATTCGCTGGGCATCGTAGGTAGACTTGTCGCTCCCTGACCACCGGAATATTGCGCCGTGATGTTGATTGTTTTGTCGTGCAGGCGCTCAAGCTGTGCGGCGATGTTATCGATCACGGAAGTAGCCTGGTCGATACCGCGAATCTCAATCGTCTTTTTCATCGCTTCCATTTTTGCAGAGAGATCAGTTATAGCCTGTTGAATATCAACAATGGCCTGCTGCGCTTTGATCGCTTCGCCCTGTATCACCTGTCCCCATTGTTTATCGGCATCGGCCTGTTTTTGTTCTTCGGCTCTTAATTGAGATACTGCAGATTGCTGCATGGACAATGCTCTATTAATATCTGAACTGGCATCTTCCGCAACCTTAGCCGCAGATATAATATCTTGCGGATTACCGAACATATCTTTGGCACCCTGGACGCCATTGGCAAACTGCTGCTGCAACGCAGTTACTGCCGCCCTGTAATCTTCCAGCGCCTTGATACGATCCTGTCCGGATAAATCCAGTGCGCTGTTGAATTGGTCATTTAGCGTTGATCGTCCGGATTCATATTTCTGCTGGCTGGTCTGGTTTTTATCAGTACCGTTAATTAGCGCCAGTTGAGCAGCGGCGGACTTATCCATATCAATGCTTTGCTGGCGCAGCGCCTTGATAGCGGCCAGATGCTTTTGCTCATCGGCCGTATTTTTATCCATCGCTGCCTTGAGCGAATCATAATATTTTTGATAATCGCCGAGACGTGAAGTCAGATTTTTAATATCATCCTGCGCGGTTTTGATGGACAGAGCCGTCTTTTGTTGCGCGATGGTATTGACGCGGGTTAATTCTTCCGCGTCCAGCACCTTCATTTTTTCGGCGGTAAATTGAGCATTGGATACTTTATCTTTTTCCGCCTTAGTCCGGGCATCAGCTTCCAGCGCGATTTCCTGCTGAGTGCGGGTGTAATATTCAGCATTGAGCGCTTCCTTTTTTTGTAATGCATCCAGCGCCACTTTATATTCATCGCCACCGACAGAGATCATCAACTCCTGTGTGGCTTTAATCTGATCTTCCTGGGATTTGAAATAATCTTTGTCCAGTGCTTTCATCGTTTCCAGCGATGCTTTCTTTTGGGCAACGGCACCCACCTGTGCTTTGAGCTGTTCGTCGGCTGCTGCTTTTAGCTGGGCGGCATTTATAAGCGATTGTTTTTGTGTCTGGGCTGCCGCATCTGTCTGTGTTTGAGTAATTAGAGAATATATTTTCCCGAACACGCTATTGCTGATTGACAGGCTGATCAGATTACCGGCCGTTTCTTCCATTGCTGCTATCTGCGCCCGTGCTTTTTGTATTTTTTCTGCCGTATTCTCTGTGAGCGATCCGCTTTTGGCTATCTGAACATTATAATTACTCCAGGCAACGCTCATTAAATTAACACCTTCAGCGCCATCGGTCATTGCCTGGTTAATCAGATTCATCTGTTCTTTTGTGACAAGGCCATATTGTTTAAGTCCGCGAGGCATATTGGTACTGATGGCATTGATGATATTATCAAATGCCTGGCTTACGGAATCTCCGGAAATGCGTGCTGCCATTCGCGCCATTTCGGCAATCTGCTCAACTTGGCTTGACGTCAGATCAAGCATCTGGGCCTTGACAGCTTTTTGCATTAACTGACTATCATCAACAGTTCCGTCAGTTGCCCGTTTCATATTAGCTAAAATTTGATCAGCGCTCTCTCCGGATGCTGCTGCTAATCCATAAAAGGCTGCTTTTGCCTGTTCGGCCTTTGCACCCATTTCAATATATTCGCTTACTTTTTGAAAAGCTAAATAGGAACCTGTAGCGGCCGCCGTTATTTCCAACCAGGAGCTTTTCAGTTTGTCGAGCGCTGAAACAGCTTGCGGTGTCGAAGTGTTTATTTTGTTCATCGCAGCTTCAGCATTCTTACCGAATTGCTGCATGACGACGGATCCATCATCCTTGACGGTGAGCGTGACTTGTATCGTGTTTTGATTTCCCATAATGAGCCTTTCCCGATTTATCGGGATTAGAGCGAATTATCCCTGAGCCGCAGGCGAATGGGGCTTTTATTTTCCGATCGCATTATTCAATGCGCCCAAATCTTCCCATTCCTCAAAACTTAAATCATCCTTGCCAAAGGGATATCCGGCCATTTGCAAATTCCGGATCCGAAACATTTTATGCGTGTACTGACAAAACTCGCCCGCGCGGACTTTTCCACATTTGCCGCGCGAGCATGTCCATTCCAGATTGTCGCCAAATTCATTACTGCATTTTTCATGTTGCTTCTCATCACAGATGTTTTTACCCTGGCGGATCGTCTCCAGATCCGCTAAGTAGGGTTTTCCTCATCATCTTCCGTTTCAACTTTTGATAATGCATTTTCAAAGACATGCATCGCCAGCATCGCGATTACGTCCGGTGCATATTTAGCGACGAGCTCTTTCCAATCGGCGGTGAAGTCCGCTGATTGCGGATTGGAAGAAATAGGTATATTTCCGGGTTTGGCAAATTCGCCATCGGTAATACCGGTAAGTATCTTAAACCCATATTTCGAGCGGGTTTCACCCTGTGTATATTCGACCTTTCGGCCATGACGAGTAACCAGTGAGTTGGCAAATTTTATGCGCTCTTCCATCGTCGGCGGGCGAAATTCCAGGGTGATGCTACCGCCTGCGATGTTGTCCGAAAAAGTTATTTTGCATGGTTCGTCTGATAATATTCTCATGTGATATCTCCTCGTTTCAAAAAATCGTATCTAGTATCTCGTGAAGCGCATCTAGCATTTTTCACGAAATACGCTTCACGCTTCACAATTAACTAAAGGCCGTCGACCTTACGCTGCATATGTTGCTTGCAGATTTTGCACGGTGACGATGCTGGAACCGTAGGTATCGTCTTCGAGTACCTGCAGATCTCCGGCTTCGGCCAATCGCTTACCGTCCACGGTTATCGGGGCTTTCAGAACGGCGACTTTCGGAAAAATATATTCCGTCTGGTAATAATTGGTAGCATCGTAGAGTGCGCCCATAGCCTTCACGTAGATACCAAAAGTATCATTGTCGATGAGATGCTTCTTCATAATGAAATCGCGGAATTCCCGATCAAGTTTGATTGTCTGCATTCTGCCGCCGCGCGCATATCTGCCGCCATACATGCCGCCCGCACCGGGCACGAATTGCACTTCGCCGTTGTTGTTGAAGGTGTGCTCGATTGATTTTATTTCCGACGAAAGGGTGCGTCCGCCGGAAAATGCCGAACCTGTCCAGGTGCCCCCGATGTTGAAAATTGTCTGTGCAATTTCCAGCGGCGATTCATTGACGCGGGGAGGGAAGGTCATCCAGCCTGCTTCCGTAGGGATGTAGAGGACTTTATAATTTTTCAGCGCATGCGCCCCATTGGGAGCTACAATGGTGATTATTGCCGGTGTAGCGCCGGAGACGGCGCTATAAGCCACCTGAGTCCATACACCTGTAGTTAATTCCACCTTGATGTTCTGGACATTAGCCAGCCGTAATGCGGCGGTGGATCCCTCTACCCCAAGACTTGCCAGCGTCAGACTTGTTGCGTCGGTATAGGCGTTGATTGTTTCCTCCACAACGTTGTCGGTATATTTGCCGGTGCCTTTGACACTGGCTGCAATTTTCACAAAAGAATCACGCGCAAAAGTTGTCGTCACGGAATCAACAAACATGGACGCGAAAAGCCTTTTATCTACCTGGTTGCCATAACGTTGGGCGGCGGTGAATGATGGGTTTTCGCGGTTGGCATCAAGTCCTCCGGCAATCGGCGTGATGGTGTGTTTATAGCCAATGCCCGCTGCAGAAGTACTTACAGCGCCCATCGCATAAGCCATGAGAAAGGCGATGTTCTGCGGCTGCGCCATATCATGCGCGGCAGGCCAGACAGCCAGATTGCCACGGTCATAAATCACATCGACTTCTTCCTTGCCGTGGGCTTCGTTGTCGTTATTTTGTCGGCGCGGATCGAGATCTATCAGCGAGGCCAGATTCCACAGCATGGTGGTATCGAGCGTTTTCTCGACATTGATCGCCGGTTCGCGCAGGTTTGCGGAAACCGCGATTACGTTATTTGTTGCCATTGAATTTCGTTCTGATGACATGATTATTTAACCTCCCTCGGATTATCCGGATCCGACTTGCGGATCAGAGTTTCTATTTAGTTGCCTTTTTCTGTTTTCCGCCTGTTTCCGCCGCATCCGCAGGCGCATCTTCCTCTGCCACTTTTTCAAATTTCGCTTTTTCCTGCGGCGGGATTTCCGGATAGATGATGCCTTGTTTAAAGCTTTTTCCTGCCATCGGGCCGTCGATAACAGTAAACCCCTGAATTGCTTCTTTTAATTTGAACATATGCCCTCCTATTTTTTATTCGCTATTGTTAGATATTTTCCGTAACCATCAAAAACAGGGTTTGGATAAGCATGGAAGCCTTAGCCAAATCGACAAAACCTAACCTATTTTGAGAGATCGGCCTAAAATGCGCCCCATTGGTCGCCCCGACCACAAAAAACGCCTTTAAAGGCCATTTAAACCGTTTTTTCGTTTTTTTAACCATTTCAAACCCATCTTTCGGTTTATTCCGTCGCTATAAGTACGTTTTTCAGGCCATATATAAGCCCGTAAGCGAGAATTCCACCTTGCGCCATCAACAGGTCTTCCCGGATGGGCCGGAGGAAATCATAATCTGCTATCTGAAAACCGATTAACTTATCCCGGACACTCTCGATAATTAAATTGGCGGCGACCGAACCCGCCTGTCTGCTCTTCTGATTCTGCGCAATCAGGATTATCAAGAAATCCATCGCGCAGGTCGTCCATTGTCCGACCTGCTCAAAAGGCTGAAATACACCGCCCTGATATACAACATGCAGAGACGGCATCTTCAGCGGCGTCTTGAGCAATTCGTCAACGGTGCCCTGCCATGTGTCGACTGTTTTCACGCCATTGATATCTTCGAGTTCTCCGATGATGGCGTTTTGCATTGTCTCCAGCATTCCGGCGGGCGGGGTTTCGGGTTCGGGCATTTAAAAATTCCTCAATTTATCACGGTTAAAAATTCGTCGGTTGCTGTCGAAATCAACCGAGTTATTCGTATCGGCCGGAGCGGGTGTCGCTGCGCCCAGAGCAATTGTTCCCGCCGCTACTTTTTCCAGGAAGCGGATTGCTGCGTTATAACGATCTTTGCGCACTTCCGGCATGACCAGATCACTGCGGGAATAGAGTTCATACACGGCGATATCTTGGCACAGTTCGGCTACTTTGGCCGGTACCGTCGCCAGCGGCACAGTGTAACGTCCCTGACAATAGGCATCGATGGTGGCGGCAGCGGCGGCAATGGCTGCGGTGACCAAAGCATCGACGACGTCGCCGGTGCCCTCATCGTCGGTGAGGGTTATCAGCGCCGCTTCGCCGATTCTGTCTGTAATATTTGCAATGGTGCAGTAAGACATAAATTTGTTTCCTTAAAGCTTCCCTCTCCCTTGCGGGAGAGGGTTTGTTTGTTAAACATTTTTTTTGATCAGTTTAAGCAAATCCGCTTTCGTCGATTTAGGCGGTATTACTACGCCCTTTTCCGTCAAGATGGCTTCGAGTTCTTTGTTGGGCATTTCGTCGTAATCAACTTTTTTGATTTCTTCGACTACCAGCATCGGCTCGGCTTTTAGTGCTGCCAATTCGGCAGGCGTGAATTTTCCGTCCGGATATTCCTTTGCCTCGACAGTGTGGGCGATGCCGCAACGCCGGAAGCCGGGTTTTTTACTTTTAATTTTTATGGGCATGGTTGCCCTCCTTTCAATGGAACCTTCCGCCGCAATGCGGCGGAAGGAACTTTAATTATTTGTTTACGCCAATCCGCGGTTGCCGTAACTCATCTGCCAAAAAGCATAACCACCGGCCGCGCGGGCTTCTGCGCCAAAGCGGAACTTCTTGCGCATGAAGACGTTGTCGTTTTGTGCATCTGTCTGCTCGACGAAGTTCGGTGCTTTGCGTTCCTGATAAACAAACGGCTTTATCGGCATGGAAGTGCAATGCAGGAACCATGCGGTTGTCGAAGTCAAACGCGGGTTGACAAGCAGCTTGGCTGTGCCTTTGTAGGGGTTCGGTGATTCGTCGGTCAGAAAATCCATTTCCAATAAACGCCTGCCGGTTATTTCAAGAGCTGGCGGGACTTCCAGAACATCGGGAACCAATGCCAACGGACGGCCTTCATCATCCTTAAAGGACATAATCGCTATTCTTCCCGCACCATAGGATGCAGCGGCGAGTGCAGCGGTGGCAGCAGAGAGCGCTGCAGTTCCGAGGTTGGAAACGCTGGCTCCTGCGACTGAATGGTCAGTGTCGTAAAAATACTGGCCATCGTAGCAGAGGTTCGCAAATGCATTGTTTTTCAGGTCTGCTACTATCTCGTCCGGAAGTTGTTTAGCGCTATAACCGGCCATCTGCGCCTGAGGTGCATAGATGCCGAGATTATCATCTTCGATATCGTTACGGTCAACTTCCACCGTGGCTTCCCAGTCATCATTGACAACGGTGTACTTGAACGCTTCCAGCGCCTTGACAACTTTGTCCCCGATCCATTTGCGCATCTTGGGAAACATCGAGAGCCAGGTATAATCATTCTGGCCGGATCCGCTGGGCACCAGCATGGCTGTTTGCTGCCATTGGCTGGGTGCACCGGCAAAGGCATTATTGAACGTGGTCTTCAATGACAGAAAGACCGCTGAAATTGTCGCTTTATTAACTAACATGGTTTTCCTCCTGTTTTAAATTCGTTATTCGTTATTCGTTATTCGTATCTCGTGAAGCGTGAGATACTCTTCACGCTTCACGCTTCACGATATTGCTAGGATGTTAACAACTTCTTCTTATACGCGATCCAGGCGGCGAACATAATCACATCGTCTGTTGTGAGTGTTCCGTTCGTCGGTTTAATTGTCAGTTCCACTGCAGCAGGATAAGCCGCGAGATCAGCCAGCGCCAATGTACGGGTTACGTGCTGGATGGTTTTGGTTGCGGAATTAGCCATTGCATCGGTAGCGCCGCCGAAGTCTGCATCGGCATCATAGAGAGCGCCGACCACGTTGTTATAGGCACCAACGGCGAAGGTGGGAAGATCTCCCGCCGATGCGCCGACCTTTGCCGCGATGATATGCAGCGTCATATTTGCCGTGATATCCGCATCAGGCGGAATCAATACTTTACTTCCGACAGCAGGGCCCGGAGTAGCGTGGTTATTCCAGCGGATGCCTAACCCTTTGGCGGTTACACAATAGCCGCAAGAGACCGCATCCTCACTGACAAATGCCGCCAGAGCAACACCTGCCGAAGAGATCGACGGCATGGGAATGGGGATAATTCCCTGTACTGATTTTCCATCCTGATATATTTCCGCAAGTGCGCCTTCTACGTCGGTTTGTGCCGTGAAGGTTCCAGCGTCGGCAATCGATATAGCCGAGGCAGCATGTGCAGCACTGGCATCGGCTATATGTGTAGCCACATCAGCCTGACGGATTGCCGGTTCGATATCGATCATCGCATGGGTTGTATCGATGAATTCGGTGATAATTCCGCAGAAAATGTCATTAGTGGTCTGAGCTGTGACATCGACGGATTCATCATCGACCAGGAAAACATTGTCTCCCACGTTGGCAATGGTAATGGCTGTGCCCAGCGTGGCTTTAATAAGGCCTCGTCTGCGCACGGGCACTTTAATTGCGCCTAACGCGCCGCTTGTATTATCTGCGCGTTCAGTGGCGATGCCCATGAAAATGAGGCCTGCCGTATCTGCACCAGGGAGCGCATAACCGGCGGCGTTAACGCAGACAAATGATCCACCGTAAATGCAATCGCCATTGATCACCGGTAATTCAGCTTCGACGCCGTCTTTGTATTCGAGCGCTTTATCAGCTGACAATGTACCTCTTTGTGAAGCGAACACCCTGTAGGTAAACTTCCGGATGCCGAAACTCCAGTGGATCAATGCAAACATTACCACCAGAAATAATATCGCTATTGTTAAACCGATTACTGGACTCATCTTTTCTTTCCTCCTTTAATTGTGAAGCGTCACACGTGAAGCGCAAGACACGAACCCCGCTTCACGAGATACGCTATTTACTTGTTGTATTTTTTGAAAGTTTCGTCATCGATCCCCATCATCTTGTTGACTGATTTTTGCAGATCATCTGACACTGCTGTGTTCTGATCTTTAGCCACAACAATTTCAGTTACCGGAATAACGCTGCCAACAGGCCGTGACAGGACAATCGATTTGAACGACTCCGGATTTTTTTTAGCCAGATCATTGCCCCATTTGGCCAGTTCGTCGGGGCTGGTCTTGCCTTCTTTGAGCGCCAGAGTTACAAGATCAGTCTGCTCCATATCGGCAATTTTAGTTTTGAGCGCTGCGACTTCCAGCGACAATGTTTTGGCCACATCCGCCGGTGCTTTGAGCGATGCGACTATTGCGATAACTTCATCTTTGCCCGCTTCCGTTTTCGCGCCTAAAGCATCCAATACTTCCTTGCAGGCGATAACCGGTGTTGCTGTTTCCAGCGTCTTGACTTTATTAATCAGTATTTCCACCGCTTCGTTGACTTTGTCCTCGGCAGCGTCTGCTGCGAGGCCTAATAATTTTTTCACTTTATCCATGCTGCTTTCCTCCTTTTTCAATTTGTTATTTGATTCATGATTTAACTTTGCTACAATCGGATTCAAATTATTGATCTTCGGTGTGTTGGTTAGAGCCACGTTGATGAGCTGGATAATTTTACGGTCTCCAGCCCGAAGCGCCATTACCGGTGAAAAATATTTGTATTCCCGATTATCCAAATAATCTTTTGCCTTCTTAGTCCAGTCCACCACCGCCCACAGACCATTTTTACCTTTCCACGTCAGATTTTTTATCCATCCTGCTGCCGGGGCCTGAACGTCCGCCAATGTTTGATGTTCATAATCGACAACCATGTCATTGCCGCGTGCGCTGAATGCGGCAATAATGGCGTTGGCTCCCTGTTCATCAAGATAGGCCGGTTTATCTCCGTTGATTTCGATCTTACCCTCCGGCAGAACCTGAAACTCTGCAGGCGCTCCGGTCATTTCTTTTAGAACTGCAAAAATAAAATTATCCATTTTAATTATCCTCTCTGTGACAGGTAGTTTCTCATGCCTTCCTGGAAGACTGCATTAACATCGATTTCATTTACTGCATCAGTTACCCAGGGACGGCCTTTCATACCAGCCGTTGATTTGACCGGATGTTTCGCACCCGGCCAGAACATTGCCTTTTTATTTGTCGGGACAATACGCTTGTGATAGATTCCAAAAAGGCCGGTGCCTTCATGAACAAAGAACGCATAGGGTGCCGTAAAAGACAAAATGCCCTTGAGTCCATCATCCAAAACGCTCGTAGTACGGGAGCGGGCAAGATTGCCTGAACGCACGGGCGCATCCTTGACTGCCAGGGATTCCAATGTGGCCAACAGGTTAATCATGCCAGCACGATGCGCTCCGCTGAAATCATCTATAAGTTTTTTCGACAATTGCCCGATGTCAGGTTTTATGGTCGTGATAATATTCATGCAGCGCTCCTGATCACATGTTTAATGACAATGCCGCGGCAATGCGGATGATAAGGCGGCAACAGGCCTTTAGCCGCGATAGTGTCGGCGTTATCAATTGTTGGCGTATTCTCCTGGGCGCTTATCTCGGCGGCATATTCTTCCGGAGTCAATCCCGTCTGACGGATCATGTTTCCATAAGCTGTGGCGACGCTGATTACTCTGCCGTTCATCTCCGCGCAAAATTCGCATTCCTCTGTCGGTTCGTAAACTTCCAGTTCGGTTATTCCGGCTTCCTGATATTGCGCAACCGCAGCCCAGTTCTGAATTCTCATCACGCTGGTATCGATAATCCGGCCTACCTGCCAATCTTCCAGATCCGTAAGTTTCTGTTCGAAAAGGTCGCGGAAGGCTTGAATGTTTTCCGGATCCTGCCTCCCGAATAATCCAGCTCCGTTTTGCAGATAACGTTCATTTAAAAAGTTTTTTACTGCGCCCACCGCATCCGGATTCTGTATCCACTTAGAGATATAAAAATTATCGATGTTGGCCAAGAAGTTCATGGCGCGGGTATCCGGGCCACCGAAGCCTATCAATGCAGTAGGGTTGCTAAAGGCATTATATATTTCAGCGATGGTTGCACCGCTTATTGCTACTGCGCCGAAAGACGTTCCGAGAATATTTTGCACTGCGGCGGTGAATTCAACCTCCGATGGCATTACTCGCTGCTGTTTTAAATATGTTTCTATTTCATCTAATGCACCGGCGCGGGCATCTTGCAGGGAGGGTCTGATGCTTTCCATATAGGCCGCAATCCAATCATCAATCGATTGTCCGGGTCGTAAAGGCTTATCGGCGGCAGCAATCGTTATTGTCCTTTTGCTCCGATGTTTATTTTTTGCAGGAAGAAAATTGCCAAAAGGTTGAGACTTTGACGGCGACAGAACGGTTTCGCCTTTTTTAGGCAGCGGGATTTTAAAACGTTCAGATACATGCTCTGCGGAGATCGGTTGCCCTATATCGGATGCTCCCTTGTAAACCTCAATCAGCGTTTTTAAATCTTCTTCGCGCTGATACAAAATATTAAACCAGGGCAGCGGCTTATCCCAGCCGAAGTTGTAGCCAACCAGTGGGCGGATGATTTGATACCGGACGGTTTTGGAAAGTGATTCCGAGTCCGCCTTAATCAGATCATGCCGCACTTTATCTTGTGCAGCTTCATTACCCAGTTTGCCCGGCGTGCCTTCTGTTGTTGCCGTCTGGCCGAGAATGGCCTTGGACATCTGCTTGTCACAGAAAGTAGCCAGGGTTTCATAAACATTGTTCGTGCCGGTATTTTTGACTGCTTCGACAAATTCGATTTCCGTATTTTTGGAGATGATCCCGGCGGCGTCTGATCCCAGGGATTGAATGGCGGCGATGAGCGCATCTTTATCGGACGTGCTCGCGCCGGAGTCGTAACGGCCCAGCCGCAGCGGCATGCCGAAGATTTCAGCAAAGGCAACCCAATCCTTGATGCCGTAATTTTTAAAGAGGTACATCCACGCGCAAACGCGCAGCAGACCGGCGCGGGTATCATAACCGGAACGGGCTTTATAGCGATGGTAAACCAGTTTGAAGGGAGGCATTATCTCGCCATTGAACGGTTCGGCTTCCGTCAGTATCCTCGGAGCCTCTACGCTCTTTGCCCATACATTGATCGAGCCGCGCTCATAAAAGACAGCCTTCTTGGCGTGTATCCAGCTAATACCGCCGATGACAGCCTTGCCTCCGGTTGTATCCCAGAGAATTTCGCAAAGAGAATAACCCTTGCCGATGGCATCGAGCATGTCGAGCATTGCGTCGTCAAAGTTCTCCAGATTAAAAAGACAATCGGCGACAAAATCTCTAATCTTTTTACTTTCGGCGCTTTCATCCCAGGGAGCAATTTCATAATCCAGACCCTGAACGGCATTTTTGCGGGTCTGCAATTCTGAAAAGAGATGTGTATCTTTTTCTTCCATCTCTTCAAACAATTCTGCCTGGCGCAATACATCTCCGGTATCCGCTTCTTTAAAAATAGTGGACAGGCGTTGCGGTGTAAGCCCGCCTGAAGGATAATTGGACATTCGGTCCCGGACTGTGGTTACAGCTATCTCGCGGGTTTCCGGTTTAGATTTTACCTGAACTTCCCGGCCAAATTGATCAAAAAGAATACTCATTAGTAGGCACCTCTTTGCGAACTATCAACGCGACGCTTTTTAACGCTCGTATATTCAGCCGGACCGCCCGGTGTCGATGCGGCATGAATGGCCAGCGCCAATGCCCAAAACCGGTCGGCGTGGCCTTCCGCTGAACGCTCGGCAGTAAAACGAATATTGCCTGCCGCGGTTGTTTCTTTGGTTACTGCGCGCAGATCGGCGCGGACATGCGGGTCATAAGGGATTCGCAGTTTTTTATCTTCCATCTTGCCGCGCACCGGATAAGCCAACGCCTCTTTGACGTGTGGCGTAAAAGTCACCAGTTCAACTTTATGCTCACCGAATTTCTCCTGAGCATCATCGCCCCAGCCTATTCCCAGACCGGTATAATCGAAACATGTGCGGTTAATAATGGGATACCAGGGGAAGAGAACCTTTTCCTGATCCGGTTTTTTCATATTGCGCAAAGTGATTACTTTGCGGGTATAAAGTACGTCACCCAGGAGTTCCAATATCCACAACACAGTCAGATTCTTCTTGCGGCCGATATCCAGCCCGGCATACAGGCGGCGCGATGTCTGGCTCTCGTATTCCATTTCCCATTTGTCATTTCCGGCATATTCGCAACCGGCAATAAGATCGTATTCCAGGAAGGCCAAGGCATCGTCTGCCGGTTGACACATATATTCCTGCTGGAATGATTCCTCGTCGGCGCAACCGGATTTGACAAAATCAAAATATCGAGTTTCATCCATCCCCTGAATTTCATCATCTTCCGGAAGGGTCTGCTGCAGTTTATAAAGAAAACCCTGATTGAGAGCATCCTGCAGCGTGACGCGATGCATGCTTATTTTTTTAGGGTTGCCATGTTCGCGTGCCTCGCGGATCAACTGATTGAAAAAATTATAACTGCCGCGATGAGTCGAAATGACTTCGAGCGATCCACCCCATGTAATACCGGGGTAGGCTATAGACCATAATTTGCGCGGATCAGGATGCAAGGCAAATTCATCGAGCACGCGAGCTCCGCGTTTGCCTGCCTGCGCATCCGGATTAGAACTCATGGAATGAATGCGTTTGCCTGATGCGAAATTAAGTACATAAGCGGAGATTTTGTTTTTCTCGTCGATGACCTTTTCACCGAGATCTTCCGCCGCTATTTGCAGCATCTGCGCCCACATCTTACAATCTTCGATGAAGAGCCGTGCCTGTAGATCATCGCGGCTGGAAACCCATTGATCATTTCTCGCTCCTGCTTCCGCCGTGCGTTCGGTGCAGGCATAAGAAGTACTCCAGGAGATCCCGATCTGCCGCGCTTTTTCCATCAGTTTCAGGCGTGAGCGATCATCAATCCATAGTTCCTGAAATTTTAGGAAGAGACCTTCTGGATTATCTGGAATTATTTTGGCGTTTCCTTTGTGTTCCATTATTGAGCCATCTTCAAAACATCTCGGCGAATTTTTTTAAGCGCTTCCGGAGAAACGCCTTCTTTCTTTGCAGTTTCCGCGGCGCAATCCGCTGCGGCTTCGATTGCTTTTTTCCGTGCCTCTGCCAGCCACTTCTTTTGTGAGACGGAATAGCGGGTGATATCGGCGATTGCACGGCCCAGTTTGACAAAATTAATATTTTCCGCGTCGATGTCCTTCATGTCGACGAACACCTTAAATAATTTTTCCTGATACATCCGGACTATGGCATCGTTCATTTTTCCGGCATCATCGCCGACGCTGTCTGTAAGCGTTACAGCCATATCCGTTGCTGCTTTTACCGCTGCAATCTTGTCTTCAAATTGCTGGCCATAGCGATGCGCTGTAGATCTTTTAATTTCAAAACCGCGCTCGGCGAACCAGGCTTCATATTGATCGTAATTGCGAAAGCCTTCAGCCAGGAGTTTCTTTTCAAACTCGGCTTTAATTTCGGGCGGCAATATTGCTATTTGTGAACGCTGGGGCATTTTCTCACCTATTGTCCCTCTTCGCTACGTTTCGGGGATAGTTTGCTTTGGGCTTCTCTATGGAAGCCACAGACTCACTGCCATTTAGCCGGGCGGGCGATGCCCGGATCACAATCTACGGTATATTCGGCCACATCAATGCCGTAACGGCCAATCTTCGCAAACCATTGCGGCCGGTTTTTTTCTATGGTGATTAACTTGCGCTCGGCCAGATAATCCAGCACCCGGCGAATTTCCAGCTCCGTTGCATCGGGCATTACATCCAGCATTACGGTCCTGATTAATAATTCCGATAATCCAACTTCCTGCGCCTCACGCAGAGCAAACAGAACCAGCCAGCGCATTTCTTCCCGTCGTGCTTTTTCCATATTTAGACTATTCATGTTTTTTCCCTCTGCCCTGTAAGGCTTCCACGACCAGGTCGCGGAGTTTGTCGAGTTTCGTATTTATGTTTAAATCGAACCTTATGAAATCCTCCCTGCGCACATAAAGCAGCGGCAGGTCGGTTTTAAGCTGATTCAATTCTTTTGATAATTCCTGACATTCCGTGGAGACGGCCTTAATGCCTTTGATCTTTTCATCGATCTTATCCTCCAGCGAATGCATCGAACTGCTGAACATTACTTTAAAGAGAAGCGCCATCAGGCCGCCCCAAGCAGCCACCACACCCAAAAGTGCTAAGAATAATTGCCAGTGCTCGTTCAATCTATTCCGTCTCCTTTTCCGCTTTAGTCTGACAACCGATGCAGCGCACGGCATTTGGATTTGCCTCTATCCGCGCCCTCGGTATGATTTCATTGCAATTCGTACATCTGCGAACTTCGGTATTTGAATCGGGCAGAGGCATTTGTTTGCGCTTATTGAATAGCGTCCGCATTGCCGCTGCCTCATAGATTTCCGATACCGCCTGAGCACGATCAAGTTCATCCATTACCAGCGATACTCCAGATTCAGCATTGCCCGGCCATCGCCCGTAGTTGTTACCTCGCCATAAAGGCCAACATGAATTGCGCCCACACGCAGCACATCCCAACGGGCGTAAACATCCGCTTCGGTTTTGTCCGATCCGGCAGAGCTAAATCCCCAGCGCAATCCCACCGCGCGTTTGTTTTCCAATGCAAAGAAAGGCAGCGGTTGTTGCTTGTCGATGATTTCCGTTTTGCCTTCGCCATCAACAATAGTCATCATGGCCGCTACGTCGGTTATCCCTTCATAAGGCGGAATTTCCGCGGCATAGGTGATTTGCTTTGTCTTGTCGTTGGCCGTTGCCTCTGGAAGTTTCAATTTTTTTGAGACAGTTTTTTTATCGATAGTTACTATTTTTTTGACCGTTGCTTCGGATTTCGGTATTTCCGCCACGGCTTTTATTTCCGGTGCTGTTGTCCATTGTGTTGTCAATAGTTTCGGCAAGTCTACGTAGCAGCCGCGGATGGCGGCTATAACTGCCAGCAGCACCAGAACAATTATAATGCCTACGATAATTTTTATTTTTGTTGTCATATTTCCCCTCTTCACTTTTTACGTTTCACGAGATGCGTTTCACGAACGACGCCTATTTCACAGATACCGCCTGATATTTTTCTCCGGCAGCGCGAATCTTGTAAGGGTAATTGATGTTAACCTTGCATAGACTCAGTTTGCCGGTACTGGTTTGGATGACCCGCCTTTTACAGCAGGCTTCAACTGCTTTGTATTCGCAACTGGCAGCATTCTCGATTTCCCTTTTAATAGTTTCGACCCCGCCGTTATAAGCGCGAAAGGCATAATGCCAATCCTTGCAGGAGACTTCGCTGTACAGATACCGGTCGTAAAGGATCATCGCGCGTATTGCCCAGCGCGGATTCTGCGGTTGTGCTTTACTGGAAATACTATGCAGGGATTTCTCCTTGCTATGCAGCCACTGTGCAGTAGCCGGTGTAAATTGCCCTAAACCAATATCCCCGGTGACGCCGGTAACACTAGAAATACAATTGGATTCGACTTCAATCTGTCCCATAAAGTCGTGCGCCGGGGCATCCATCCCAGCATAGAGTCTTGTTTCTCTCACAACGTGCGGCCAATATTTCAGACAATGGTTGATATTGCCCGAAATACGCTGTCCTCCCTCACATACCGAGGGTAAAAGCGAGAACGACAGCAGCGTAAAGAATGCCGCGAAAAACCATAATGCTGCGCATTTCTTCATGCGATAACTCCTCAGATCGACCGTAATAAGGTTTAAAAAAACAACTCCACATTAATTCAGCGCAACCTACCCCGAAGAAAGCCAGGGCTGCCTTATAAACTATAATTCGCAAGGCGTTTTCTCCCTGTGATAGATAGACGGCGGGAACGGCAATCAAAATAACCAGGCCGAAACGCAGCAAATATTTTTTTGTTTCCTGTTCAAAAGCCTTGATAAATTTTGATTTTACAGTTTTAAGTTTTTCCATAAATAACCTCGTGTGTTTTCCCCGGCCGGGTTTAGCCCGTAATCCCGGCCGGGATAGCAAAGAAGAAACCTGGCTAGATTCTTATTCTTTTCATGATGCCCTCTAAGAGAGATAGAAAATAAAAAAGCCCGGCTATCGGGATTTAATCCGACAACCGGGCTTCATGAGCCTCTCTTTGCAAAATGGGCGGTCTAGCCGCCTCTATAATTTTAAAAGATCATTTCTAATTTTGGCTTCCCTCTGCTTGGCCAAAGGGAAGCCGGGAGATTCCTTATGAGCATCCAGCTCGCTTCGATTAACTACACCATAAACCAGCAATTGTGAAAAATCAAGCTTTTTTTACAAAAATTTGCAATTATTTTTAATTTCTGCTATTTTTATATATTTACCAAAATTCAAACAAGAAAAAGATAAAAAAAAAGGGCGACTTATTCGCCCTGAAATTTCTTTGTCATTCCCGACCTGATCGGGAATCCAGTTTATTTCGGTTTTTCTAATCCTTTTAATAATCGTTTTATCCATTTTGGGATCGCATCACGAAAAGCCGCACTAAGTTCTTCCCTTTCTTTATTAACCCTATAAGATGTTGCGCCTAGCGTGTTTGATAGTTCTTTTTCTATCTCAGCATCAGTTGCTCTCTCCGGTAAAGAATAATAATCCCGGAGGTAAACAATAAGTTCTTTATTCATACTTTTTCCCTCCTAGATTTACCCTAAAGGGCACTTCGCCGGTCGCCGCGAGATAACAACCATATTCCTAAAAAAACACACGCGCATATTGCAATGACACAACCCCAACAAAGCAAAGCACCTTTAATACCAAGTTCATTAATTGCAATAATGGTAACTCCAACCAATGGTAATGCTATTAAACCATACCCTAAAATTTTTTTCATAATACACCTCTCAAAACTACTGGACAACAACCATAACAACTTTTCCCTCTCCTAGATTCCCGACTGCGCGGGAATGACAACGCTTATGGCTCAGCTTTCACTGTTTACTAAGTAATGAAAAATGTTTTTCGTTGTTAGCAAATAGCCATTCTTTAAATTTTTCAATCTCTTCGGCAGGAAGATCTTTTGTGGGAACCATATCGTTCATAATTGACATGATAATCCGCATCCTCGTAAGGTTTGCGTAAGTGATATACTTTTTTTCGTCCATAATAATCCCTCCTTATAGTGCCGCCTTCAATTCCAGCACCTTTGCTTTGATCAGTGCATTCATAGTTGCGTCCGGATTTATTCCATCCGTGGATGTGAAAGCCATTGCCCATGTATCCACGTAATATTTTGTGCCGCAGATTCCTTTGATGCTGGTGTTCAGTTCAATAATTTTTGCATGATCGTAGCCGGTAGGAATCTCCGGGATCCCCACGCAGAAGGTATCGCCTTTAATCGACCAGAAGGTCTTGGCATAACTAACAATCACGTGAGTTAAATCCTGATCAGCAGCTCCGGTGAGATCGTTAATTCCTATGAAGAGGACGGCATTATTCGGCCAAAGCAATCGGGAATCCGGATTGTCAATGAATAACTGCATCTTCGCCCCTTTAACACCATCGTTTTCCGAACCCGTCCAAAAATTTGCCAGATTCCATGCCATTGTATCGCCCTTGATTGTCCAGGCCTGAACAGTGGCGGGATATACGGGCGGTGTGGTAGTAGTATCTTCATCATCGCTTTTTTCACAAGATGAAAGCAAAAGCAATATTGCCACAACGGCTATAATCGACAAATAAAAATGCATCTTTTTCATATTGACCCTCCTCAATGAGCCTGTGGATCCCAAAGCGAATTGATCCCGTCACCGCAGGTGATCGGGACTAGTACATTAATCTCATATCAATTTCAGCCTGCCACTGCAAGCTTTTCCATGTATATCCAGTGTCCGCAATGTTTACATTTTACGCGGAATTTTTCAGCGTCCGCTTCCAGTATAATGTGACGGCAAATAGGACAGAGAAACTCCGGCCCCGGATTACAATCCATCTTCTGCTTTTTGGCGATGACTCTATAGCCGGGATTCAGCATGGTCGATGTCCCCACAATCCGCGAGCGTGGTTATAGGTGAACCAGAGACTGATCAGAAAGCCGCCCCATTGCCCGGCATCCAATGTCGCGTATATCCAGAACGGCTGACCGCATAAGCCAGCGATGAAACCGAACCGGTAATGTTTACCCGCAAAAGCCCAGATAGAAAGGCCGGAAAAGATAACTATTGCGATTTGAGATATCATTACTTGCCTCCGATGCTTTTGATGATAACGCCAACACGGGTAAGGTTCGCTTTTACTTGCTCGTCGGACAAAGCAGAGGGCTTTTCATCGCAACGGCAGCGAAAACCGACAGGGGTTTCCTCCGTAGAAAAGCCGAACCCGCCCAACGACTTACTCTCGCGGGCACGCAGATCTTTCTCTGTCGTCTTCGATTTGTCTTTGCCTTCACGCTCGGAGATACCGATCATTATTTTTTTAAGATAGTTATGGTTCTCCAAATGTTGTCCAAAGTCTTTCTTGACGCAGATGTCCAACGCTTCGCCAATACCAGCGTGGCTTATCGCGTATGTCTTTTTCTGATAGCTGAATGCCTGAGCATCAAAAAGCTTTTTCATTTCTTCCAGGATGATCCGCAGTTTTTTGGCTTTGATGTGAAACGGCGTTACTCCAAACAACTGGCAATAACCCATAACCAGGTGCGAATAGCGTGTTCCGAAAGAAGGCAGTGCCTCAAAGACATATTTCAAATCTTTATCCATCTGAATCGTCATAATATCAATTTCCTTTGTGCAGTAAGGGCAGTTGAGGGTTGTGGTCATAATGAGCCTTTGTTTTCCGCAACGCGGAAAACATTAGAGCGAATTATCCCTGAGCGCAGCGAACGGGATGCGTGCAAAATCCCGCTTATAATATTAGTGGAAAAGTACAAATAATTTATCATCATTTTTTAACATCTCAATTTTGCTTATATTATAAGCAATAAAGGACACACCTTTAATAATGCTTGAGCGGTTAGTAACCAAATCTGTGTCTGCGCTTGCATTTTGAATGTTGAAGAAAAGTCTTTCCTTCGATTGTCCATTCCCATTCATAAGCATACCAAGCTGAAGCATCCATGTGTTTCATCATTCTTCGTGTCCCACTTTTCTTCGTTATGTTGTGAACTGACGAAAGATGTTTCTGAAATTCATCAACATTCAAGCATGTCGTTGCCTGTGGATCACACTCTGGGCAAGTAAAATAATTATATTCTTCTATGTTTATTCCCATTCTTCACATCCCTTTCGTTCACCGGGTTTTTCTTCACTGTCCGGGAACCAGAATTTTCTTTTAAAGCAGTATACCCAGCGCCAGCCTTTGCCTGATTTGAAGCCGTAATGATGGCAGGTGGCGCATATTCTTTCGCGTGGGGCATCAAGGCTTGGCATGCTTTTCTCCGGCAGTCTCTTTTTTTACTCTTTAGCTAAAATTATTCTTAACTTATTACCCACTCCCCATTTTCCACAATCACAAGCATCGTAAAACGATATTGAAGCATACAGGGTATTAGGAATATAGGCGTTGTACTTACACATACCCTTCCTCTCCGCCTTACTGATTGTGGATATAATGTAAGTCTCTCCTGGATGTACTCCTGCCTCTGTATAGTCTCTGCACAGGTCTCTTTTGTTTTCATCTGAACAGCCTAAAAATATGAACCCTAATATCAATACTACTAAAATAATCCTTTTCATTTTTTACCCTCTCTTTCTTTATTTTCTGGATACCGGCCTTCGCCGGTATGACACGCTTAATTGAACGAACATCTTTGCTTTTTCTCGTTATAGTAATAGGGCGTAGGATTGCCCTCTTCATAGATGACGGCAGCGGGGAAGCCGTGTTTCTTCCACAGGCGTTTCCATTCCTGTTGGTCGTTTTTTTTGTCGATATATTCTTGCTGCTGCCGTGCGGTTTCGATTGCGGGTTCCGAAGTCATGTAAAGATAGTTAGTCGCGCCGAGAACGAGAATCAGAAAGAAAATACAAAAGATCAACGCGAGATTCAGGCTGTATTCCCGTATCCAGGCGACGGTGGCTTGTCCTGTGCTTTTAATTTTGCTTAACATTACCTTCATCCTTTCGCGCAGACTCTCAGGCAAATGGAGACATGCAGTCGCCAGTCCAAAGACACATGATACAGCCTCCGCGCATTTCTGCTTGAGCATAATATTCGCAATTGCATTCGTCCGGATAGCGCTGCACGGTGCATTCTCCGTCTTTATTGCAGTAGTTCTTCTTTTTGGGTTCTTTCGTTTTTTCATCGGGCACCTCATTTTTTAAGGTCATATTTGAATTCCTCTTTTTTCTTCCGCTCTGCGCCGATCAAGACCAGTTTGGAATCCGGCCATTTTTTGATTTTATCGCGATCAAGACTTTCCACTATTTTGATGACATCATTGAAACCCTGTTCTTTGCAATCGGCCAGCGCGGTCTTAGGTATCGTAACTTTGTCGCCGATGCTGTGGATCAGACTGCCATACGTGAGGTTGACTACGTCCGTGTCGTTGAAGAGGATGGATTTGTTCTTCTTCATTAAAGACAGGAGTTCTTTCCCTGCGGCAGTAATCCTGTCTTGCAAAGGCGAAAGCTTCGCCTGATGCGTTGCGGCAAGCGTTTTCATTTCGACATCCGCTTCCTGCAGCATATTCTTTATCCAGAGGGCGTTTTCAAACATTTCCGCCAGCAAATTATCTGCTTGGTTTTTGACCTCTGACCCCTGACCACTGACCATTGTTTTCTTATGCTGCTTCATCGCCTGCTGCCTCCATTCCCAGTTTCAGTTGTCCCAGATAGTTCGGCAGGCTGACCTTTTTAATTTTCGCATTGCGCTTGAGAATAAGCAGGGCGCGATGCTCCGACCGGCGCAGATAAACGGTCAGTTCGCTTCCGGCTGCCGCATAGTAATATCCGCCGCCGGTGCTTGTGGCGACAGAACAAATCGGAATACCCTCTTCGCGCAGCGACGTAATAAGCGCCCGGATCGCCCTGGTATCGTTAATCCTGTTTGACCACGGGCGGCCATAGACGGCCTCATAGAGCGCCGCCATACCGATGGCATTGGATTCTCCGATGTGGCTGCCCATCTCCGCCAGTAAGCGGTTCCGCGTTTCATTGGTATCAATTTCTGATTTTCTCATTTTGTCACCCCCTAATGAGCCTGTGGATCCCGAATGGGATCCCAAAGCGAATTATCCCGTCAGCTTTGCTGATCGGGGACTTTAATATTGCGATGCAGCGCCCATCTGAACGGCGGGAAGGTTCCGATCCTATTTCCGAAGGCATGATTAAACCATTTATAGAAGCCTTCGGAAACGCGCAGCCCTACTACTTTCTGATAAGTTTTCTCCATCGGATCAATGCATCGATACATATTATTTATCCTTTATCGCTTCACGCTTCACGTTTCACTATCTCCGCGATCACCGCGAGAAGGCGCTCCAGTTTCCTCGCATCCTGACACCAGATCAGCTGCGCGGTACCGCATATTTTCTCGGCCAGACCGGCAAGGCGCTTTTCGCCGTTTTCCAGTCCTGCTGCGGCTTCCACGCAACGGGCACGCAAGGCGATTAATTGCAGATCTCTGGCTTCTGACCTCTGCCCTCTATCTGTTTTAATTTCCTTCCAGCCATAATGCTTGAGCAGCTTAACCATCTGTTCTAATTGTAGGATGGTCATATCGGCGGCAGTGCTGACTTTGAAGCTTTTCAGGATCATTTCATATTCGCCGTCATTGAGGCCCATCTGCTTTTTAGCGACATGTATCTTCGCCAGCAGACCGTTACGCTGCTTTGTTTCTCTGTCCGTCAACAATCGCGGTGGGTCTTTGCGTTCGTAAACAGGAAAAGGAAATTCGGTGCCGGGTACATTCATTTCATATTCTCCAGTTTAAACTTATCCCGGTTGACGATGTGATAAACTGCTTCCGAACCCGCACCGTGCGCGCACAGGCGCTTGCTGATCTTTTGCAAAAGGCCGTCTTTCTTCAGGTGGCGCACAATCTTGTCAATCCAACAGCGATCTTCTTCGCCTGCCAGACGTTGAATATCCGTCACAGCAAAGGATTGCGAAACATACATCGCCTTAAATATTTTCTGGTTCTGTGTTCCCTTTTTAGCCTTGCGCCAGTTGTGGTTATAGTAATATTGTCGCCGATTGTGTTTGCGGTTATACCGGCTGGTGATCTCGCCTCGTTTCTCAAAATCTCCCAGTGCATTGCGTACCTTTTGATGTTCACTTCCTGCCTTGACATCCAATTCGGTGCAGAGCTGTTCAACTGTAAAACGCTGTTTTGTTTTCGGCCCGCTATGCGCGCGGGCGCTCATCCACGCCCGCATGATTTTGGTAAGGCCTGATTTGGGAATGCCTTTTTTTTCTGTCATTCCGGCGCAGGCCGGAATCCAGGAACTATTTTCAGTCTCATCCATTTTTAAGGACATCGCGCACCATCTCCAAAGTTACTTCCTTGAGGTTACTTGTTTTCATCGCGCGTTCGATGCCGATGGCCGTGGTTAGTACCGGCCGCCAGTCTCCGTTTGCGTGTTTATGGATTTCCGCCGTAACTTCCGGCCCTGTTTTTACGGATAGCGCGGTGCGGAAGAAATAAGCGATATCCTGTTGATTGATCGGGCCGAACTCAATCCGTCTGCGGATGCGGCTGGATAGTCTGCGGCGTGATCCGACTTTGCCTTTTAGCTCCTCTTCGCCGATCAGCAAAATCGGGCAGGCAAAGCGCTCATTGACGTTGCGCAGCATTTCCAGCACCTTCATGTCCAGCAAATCTGCTTCGTCGATCATGATTAAACGCCGATTCTTGGCCATCTCGTCGCCGATAATAGTCAAGCAGGCGTCAGTGCGTGAGGGTCGTAATCCGGCCAACTCAAAACTGATTTCCCGCAAGACCATTGCCGGGCTGCGGACATTCATGGGCGGAATATAAATCGCCGCAGAGTTGACGGCATAATGTTTTGCCGCCTCACTCTTCCCGCGCCCAGCCGGGGCTGTGAGCATAGCCAACGATGGGCCGATGAGCGACGTGGTGGATGTCAACTCA